AGGAAGCTGACTAACTGCTCGCGGTTAGACAGATCCTTAAAGGATTTCCTCAACTTTTTAAGCTGAGAATACCTTGTGGTGACTTGGTGGTATCCTACCGCCACTTCACCATCAAAGAACTCGTCTCCAATCAATGCAGACAGATTCTTCAGCGTGAACAGGTCATACCTATGCCATGTCCATCGCTCTTCGGGAACACTCATGTATCTCTGCACGAATATCCCGTCAACCGTTTTAAGAAGTTCAATCAACCTCTTAGCACGGTGCTGAGTGCTACGCGGCTTTTGGTCCACGTAGATGCTCTTACGGCTTTTGACGCTCCATAAAGGATCGCCTAGGCCTTGCAGGAAATGGTTCAGCCTCTGAACCAACCCTGACGCCCAAGAACGGACCGTGGCTGCACGTTCCTTCTTCTGGGCCTTTGTCCCATCAGACTGATCGTATCTGATAGAGCAAAGATCTCGTAACTTACGTCCCCAGAACGTATGCTCGAGAAGCAGGTGCATTTTCTGTGCAGCCTGCGGGATCTCAAAGAACCGACACGTGTTCTTGAGAGCCCTCCCCGCAATGTCTGGGTCCAGACAGTACGGTGGAATCTTGTCCGAGAGACGTATCCCGTCTCCCGGCCAGACAATCGTCTCCGGGGGTTCTTTCCCGGAGAGCGACACGAAAGTCCTCGCTGCGATAATCGCAAAGGGGTCCTCGTAGATCGGCCTATACCCGCAGTTGGGTTTAGGAACGAACTTAGAGTCTGAAGGAGGAGGCAGCTCTTCCTTCCAGCTCTTCTCGATAACGTGTTCTCTGAGCTCGCTATCGAATATCTTCACGTCGTGCTGCATTAAGCCCGTCGTGAGATCAGGTACCAGAGAGTGGGTTTTCCCTCCCTTCGGTCCTAAGGAATAATATTGCAACGCAATACCGTTCCTAACGGCAACGTCAGCCTTAGCTTTAAGAGTGACGTTACGCGTACCACGCAAGGCAAGTACAGATGGTACCTGCTTTGTGGCATAGACATGGTTTCCCTTCAAATAGGGAGCCAGGTCTTCTGGAACGTCCGGGGTTGCCCGGTCGAACCAGGTGGTGAATCGAAGATCGTTTGCGATCATCGGTGGCACCGG